TGATTATCTTAAAACTATCTGTTGCTACAATCGGGTCTTCAACAATATTGAAATCACTCATTATTATCACCAGCATATTGGTCAAAACCCTCTATCATGGTTTCATATGTTTCATCTTGATATCTATATCTTTGATGTTTTAGATACCCATCTTTATTATATTTTGGTTGTAATCTTTCAATGAAAAACCTTTCAACCCTGTCGAGATTTTCCTTGACCACTGGCAAATACAAGACCTTATTAAAATCCTTGTCTTGAATATGCTGATTTACTCTTGCTGCAACATTGATAGATTGTCCTACATACACTATCTCAACACCTTCAAGCAAAAAATAAACACATGGTGGGTTAATTATAGGAAGTTCAAGTAATTCTTGAGAATGATGAATCAGTTCTTTTGGAATATCTAACGGTTTCTTTAAATCATCATCATAGCTATAAAACTTTGAAACGATTTTAAAGCCATCATAGTGTTCAACCAATTCTTCTTTTATCCATTTTAATACTTCAATTACTTTATATGCTTTTATTCCATTAATTAAATAATGTGGCATTAATCCTTGTTCATCATATTTTGTGAATGTCTCTTTGGTGAGAAATGCTTCAAGTTCTTTTATTTTATTAGATTCCATCAACTGCTCAAACGTCTTTAATGATGAACCCAAGGTTATGTTTTCCATTTCATGTTTCCTCTATCTTTATCCATGTTGATGGATGCTCTGTATATATTTTTTCCATTTCCACTTTCCAAATCTGGGAATCATCGTACCAGATAACATTATTTCCAGCGTCCATTACAAATTTCAGCATATTATCGATGTCTGGCTTGTTTGTATAAGCGAGTGGTGGATTTGGTTTTAATTCGCCTGAATATTTACCAGTTCTGTAATGTTTCTTCACAAACGGCATACCAAAGGTTACCTTTAGTGAGATATCGCCTTTAAGGGGCTGTTTTGGAGCTTTTGCGTGTATTAGGGCAAGAAAGTCGTTTTTATCGCTCTTGGAAGGGTCATATGTGAATCCAGCCTTGGTGTGCCGATGTCTTTTCTGGGCTTTTGGGCTGCCCTTAATAGTAATTTCAATTTTCACTTTTGGGGAAAGTTCTTTTCAAAATTAAACTGCTCAACATCATGCAGTAAATCTTTCATTTTATTCATTCCGAGTATATGGGAGTCTGTTGGGAAGAAATACTTCCAGTGACCACCGCTTGATTTGACCCAGTAAAAGAATGCTATTCCTACCTTGCCTGAAGATTTGTTGAAGTGAACTGCTGCCGTTAAGTCACTCAGTGGTTTTATTACACCAACTGAGAAGGTTTCGTTTGTTTTGTTGAATTCTCTTTCTGGATTTGAAAAATGATAGGCTACTTCATTAGCCTTATCGTACAGCTTGACCGCTATATCTTTTTTCATTGTTAGAAGGGTAGGTCGTCGTCTTCAGATTCTGTATTCTTTTTGTCTGGTTCTTTTTTAGACCATTTTTCTTTAGCCTGTTCTTTTGTCAGTACAATGCATTCGGAAGAATACTTCTGTACATGAACTTCATCCATAGGACGAACTGCTACCTGTAGGGCTGGTCTGTTATCCCCTTCCTGTTTTTTGGCTCCTACCCAGTGCCAGCCTGCTTTGGCTATATATATTTTACCATTAAAATCATCCATCCAGTCATCAGTTTTACGGTCATTGTTCCAAAGACCAGCTTTGTTTTCTGTTATATATGTCTTTTCTGCCATTTTGTTTTCCTTTTAATTGCCGGGGGCAGGTGCATGGAGTCACCTACCCCCCTAACACTGTCAATAACGATGGAGAGATGCCCACGAAGAGGATTGTAGTTGTGGGTTTCGCAGGCAAAATTGTCCGACAGTGCTAATTGTTAAATTCGTCTTCCGGGTACACCAGAGCAGGGTCTTGCACCTCATCAAATTCCGGTTGTGGAGTTGAAGTAGAAGTAGAAGTATCCAAATCAGCTACTTCCTGCTCGTTATTCTGCATAATTATATGCCTTGGCTCTTTGTCTTCCACCAAGTCATCTATGTGAGCAGCTTCGCTCATCAGGATGCCATGCTCGGTTGTAGACTTCGGCAGCTTCTTGTCACAGAGCTGTCTAAGAACAGTCTTATAAGCCATAGCATCAAAGTCTGTCTGCCAAGGGCTGGACTCGGATGAGAACCCCCTGCTGAAGTGCTTTGCGTGGGCAATGATGTCTTCACGGGTCATTACCTGAAAGGCTGTGCCACCATGCTTTAGTTCAGCGTAAGCATAGTATATACTGCCTTCGCCACGGCTGTTAGACAGCTTGGGTCGGTGGTGAAAGGACAATCCATTACTGCCCTTGGAGTAGTCAAACTCGTCCCCGTCGCAGACCTTGTCATAGTCCAGTGATTTAATCAGTCCAGTATTCCAAGCCAGTTTCATCATGCCCCGGTATTCAATCAGGAAAGTGCAATCCTGACCGTAGGGAATAAGAGCAGCTTCACTGAGTGGGCTGTTAGGCTCTAATCCATACCTTGCTGATTCCATCATCGACTTCAGTACCGATGCTGGTTTGCATTGCATCAGCTTTGGCTGTACTGACAGTGCAGTCAAACAGGAAGATATATATCTCTTCGCAGACAGGTTGCCCTGTGGTAGAGCGTTGGATATCTGGGTATAGAATGCACTGCTTTGGATTGTTTCCTTGAGACTGGTCTGATTGTTAGTCAGTCCCTTTGACCTTTCTTTTGCTTTTTGTATTTCAGTCATTATAACTCCTTCTTAATTACAAATCTTCTGGAACCAGACTTCATAGAAACATATTCAGAATATATATCAGGATGCTCTTTCTTAAATAATTCCTTGTCAAAATGTTCCCTGTCCTTGGTTTGTTTCCATGTCACAAGCTGGCGACCATTGTATTCCAGTACCTGTTTGTCTTCGAGGACATTCATTAACTGCAGCTTGAGTTCCTTTATCTCACTCTCGCAGTCTGATTTCTGTTGATTGCAGACCCTTAACTGGACGGCTATATTATATATATCATCATCAGCCTGTACTATCTCATCTTCCGAAACAGTGCTGTACAACAGGTTCGCATCTCCAATGGTCTGGCACGGTGGTGCTACATTGCCTTCCACATTAATTTTCCAGAATTCTACCAATGTATCCATCAGGCTCTTGATGAACTTATCATCCCGGTGATATTTCTCTATCACCATCTGCTTGTTATAGCCGAGGGAAAGAGATGCGAAATAAATGTAGGGCGCATCCGTGACCATCATCTGGTGCTGTAACTGGACGAAGTAGTGGTCTGGAATCTCACCATCCCATTTCTGGGATGTAGTCTTGAACTCAACAGGAACCTTTTCACCAACAACCATGCCGTCAAGGTTGGTTGTTATGAATGGATGGTCATCGTGTATTCTGATTTTATTGTCCTGCTTAACCTTCAGTCCCGTTTCACGAAAGAACAAATCTCGTAAGATAGGTTCCATCTCCCTACCCAGATACATTGCAAGGTTATCATCCTTGGGCTGAAATCCGTTCACCAGTTCATTCCATAATTCAACTGCTGTAAGCCAAGGATGAACTCCTTTGACTGCTGCTGACTGGGATGCTCCGATGCTTGGATTTAGCTGTCTGTCCAACAGCCAGTCATCATAATTGAGTGGTGCTTTTCTGTATGTCATTATTTTCTCCTCTTAAATGGTGATGCTAAAAAATTCTTAATTCCTTTAAAAACCCGTCTGAAAAATCCATCTGTCCTGACATATGACTCTCTTTTCTTGCCCTTGTCTGAACGAACCTTTCTCTTCGTTTCAATTTCTGTTAATTTTTTTCTGAGAATTCTCTTTTTTTTATTTTTACTGACCTTAGCCATTCTGTCTCTCCTTTGCGGTTAAGTTATTGAAAAGTTACAATAGGTTACAATAAGTTGCAAGGTCAATCGGGTATAACAAGTTCTACTTCGTGCTGATGCGCTACATTGGATGTGGATTGATTATTCATCAACCTGAACTTATTTATGAGAGTGTTGAACAGGCTGATAAAGTTATGCATATCTTGGGGTTTGCCGTTGACCATTTCGCTGTAGTCAATCGTAGACATAGCCTGAGTCATTCTCATCATCTCCACCATCATGGCTGTAGATATATAATTCATCCCCTGCTGCAGCGTGGTGGCTCTCTGGGACATTATCTCATCCCTTTTAGCCCACCAACCCCTGAGTGTACTCGCAGGAACACCAATCATCTGCTCTACCCGTTTGTACAGGGGTATCAAGTCACCAGTTATCTTGTCTTCATTCTGGAATGCTTCCAGAAACATCAGTGCAAAGTGCTGTTCATCAATTCTATACTTCCCGTTCTTCTTCACCAGTAACGGCTCACCTTCAAACACTGGCTCATTCAGTTCCATCGGTTTCATGTTATCAACAGCAAGCCCCAGTGCCTTGCCCTGTTCCTTCACAAAATTAATCTCACCTTCATTCTTGGCGAGATTAACTTTCTGTTTTATTTTTTCTGCTTTGGTCTTATCCATCGTAAAATTTACAAATATTACGCCCCAATAGAAAACTCTTCATAGGCTTCATCAAGGTTGGACTGCTCGATGCCAATGTATCTCAGGGTGTACTCCGGGTCGCTGTGATTCAGTATCCGCATGACCAGTGCCAAGTCTTTTGTTTTATTATATATATTATATGCTAATGTTTTTCTCATGCTGTGAGTCCCGAACTTAGTCACGCCTGACTTCTGGGCAGCATCCCTGAGCATGGTGTACGCCCTGATTCTGTCAAGAGGATTGGCAGGGTTTTTCAGGGAGAAGAATATCCAGTCTTCTGGTTCCAGACCATAGAACTTTACATAGGATTCCAGTTCTGGACGAATTACGCTGTTGAGTTTAATCTGTTTCAGTTTACGGGTCTTGCGCTTGATGGTCTTACTCTCGAACAGGTCGAGGTATTCTTTCAGTGTTCCATCTGGATGAAATAGATACTTAACCTTCAGCCTGAGTATATCCTTGATGCGGAGTCCTGTATTCAATCCAAACCTCAACAGCAACGGGTCACGCTTGTTCCCCTTGCGCTCCAAGATGCGAATCATATTGGAAATTTGGTTCATGTCTTTTACTGGTTGTACGGTCATTACTTTTTGCCTTCCGTTTTATTAGTGACTTTGATGACCATGTAATTCCGTGTGGCAGTTAGAACATAGGACTATACACTTTTTGATTTCTTTAAATATTTTTGATAATCCAAATCCATTGGAAATCATATCACCGACATTGGCTTCTTTGCTTGCATCATGGTGATGGAACTGTAATGCCCAAGTAGTAAAACTCTTTCCCCTTGTTTCCTTAGAATAGCCTCCCTTGGTACTGCATTTCGGATTTTCGCAAGAACATTGCTCTTTGTATTTTCTTACCGCAGTTGCTTTTGCCATTCTACCACTGGGGGAGTTTTTCTTTCTTGCCCAGTAGCAACCATTCTTTGCACAATAATGCCTTCTATAAGGTTCTCCAGCCTTATTGTCTCTGCCTGATTTAGCGAAGTGTTCCAACTTCATAGTTTTATAACACCCCTTACAGGTTCTTGTTTCTGTTTGCATTGGTTTCTCCTCAAAATTTTGCCGTAAGGGACGGTTTTATGCGGAGTCCCGACCAAGGTAGGGTAACCGCCCCAAACGGCTGTCATGGAGCAAATTTGCTCGTTATTTGCTATGCTAATGCCAACCTCACTAATGCATAAATAATTATTAGTGATAATACACCAATCCAAGTAAAGATTAGAGTTTCAAGGGCTGATAGTATCAGGTTTTGCCATCTGTCATTCATTATTCAACTCCTTCTTCTTTTCTGTTGCTATCCGGTTTTAAATGTATAACATCATCTTCAATACTACCCTCATCCCAACAACTTACATACATTGGTGCGACCTCACTGTGTTCCAGATAAAATATCATCCCATTTATTGTGATGTAAAGCGACTTGGGACTACGAACATCTATTTTTATTCCATATTTTTTCATTATTCAACTCCTTTTTCAAAGCGTGATTTGACGTAGGCACTCTTGTCGCCTTCCTGTATCAGTCCCTGCTCCAACAGGTTGTGAGCAGACCGACCAAAAGAACCTTGTAATGTCCATGCCATTCCAGTATCAACCAGTATCTGCCATGCGACCAATATCTGCTCCTGAGAGTCAGGAGTCAACCATCCTTCCGCAATGCCGACTGCATCGTACTGACCCATATTTGCATACAGGTCAGAATCACGAAGGGTTTTATTTATGTTTATTGTCATCATCATCCTCCTTGAGTGATATTTTATTAGGGAAATCAATATATAACACGCTGTCATCTTCATTATCGCAACCCTTTACTCCGCATATTCCAGAGCCTAAATCAGATATACCAAGCCCTTCTATCTTGTCTGAATGTTTCCGCTGACAATCTCCGCATATCTGTGACCACATGACATTTCCACCGAAACACTCACCTACCACATCATCAAATTCAATTCCATTGTAATTAAATTTTCTCATTTTTCACTCCATGTTTGTTATTTTTGATTTCCATCGACCCCAGATTGCTCTGGGGGTTTCGACTGGTAATCATCCAGTCTCATCAGGATGGGCGTTACTCTTCTAAATGTCTTATCAACCTTTCAAGACCGTCCTTAATGCCATTATGTTCTGCTTGTGTATGGCTATCATTAATCCATTCAGTATCATCGATTATGTCTTTTGCTATATTCCTGATGCGTTCCAATGATACATTCTTTTTTGTTTCTTTTTTCTTTTTCATTTTAATCTCCATGTTTAAGGTTACTTAGTTTACAGTTGTTTACAGTCCCATGCAAGGGCTAATTCACTCTCCTGAGTGCAGTCCCTTCATCAATCTGGTAGTATTCACCGTTGTGGTATCTCCAGTAGCCACCATCAGTATCGATGTTGATGTACCTTCTGGTGGCTATGCTCTTGTACAGGTTGATATCACCCACTGCGCCCATGTGCATGAAATCGCAGCAGTTTATTTCATTTGGTTTTCTTTCGCTGAGATTCTCCAGTGGAACCCAGTTTATTGTTGTGCTTATGTTCATTTCATTCTCCATGATTTGGTTTTGTAAAATAACTATTTGCCTTCCAAGGTCTGCAATCCCAACTGTCCAGTAGTACACCACCTACGACTGCTGTGAGATGACCGCAAGTAACGAAGATATAGATTCCGTCGGGGTCAACAGGGATATTCTTCAGAGAGTACTTTCTTCTTCCGCTGTGGGTCAATGGGCTATGTTTCACCCATCCCCTGTCCGACAGCCATTCCTCATAGCATCTTGGGTCATTTGGTAGGAATCCAATATCCCTGCCCAATTCAAACAGTTCATTCCAAACGACCAGATAGTCTGTATCGGTAGCATGAGCCAAAGCCCTCACTACACAATCGTTGGTTCTATCCTTTTTCAGTTTACAAGACCAGTACTTGTCTCTGCCACCAAACGATTTTTTGTATTTTATTCTCATTTATCACTCCATGTTTGGTTAGTTTTAGGAAATGGTGAACATCTTGTCTCTTCATTCCAGTCACATAGTTGTAGGTCGGATAAGGGACAAACACTGCATGGTAGCACTTCCTTGTGACCACATTCTGAACAATCAGATTTTCCATCTTGGGTTATTTCAGCATCACATCCACATTCTGGACAACCTTCATCACATTTAGCATCTGTCCATAATTTAGAGTAATCCCAACTTAATGCATCTGGCTCAAGACCAAATTTGCTGAGAAGGTTTGTTAGTTTTTTACTCATTTTATTCTCCATGTTATTTTCAATTAGTAGCACCATGCTACAGAGCGCAGGGCAGGAATCGAACCTGCCCAGTACCATACTGCGCTTATTATATATATATACTACTCATACTTGAACAGGTATTCCTCGTGTACCCTTGGGTCGTAGTCTGTCTCGGTCTTAATCCGTTTCAGCAGGTGAGAGATAGTTACGGAAATACCATCATCTGTCTGTCTCTGCTTGGTGATAAGGTCAACCAACTTCACTGCCTCTGCTCTTGAGAGTTCAATCTGGGACTCTTCCTTGTATACGACCTTCACTTGAGTAAAACCCTGATTATCGACTATGTAGTATTTTATATCCTGTTCATTTTCGATGATTATCATATCACCAACGCTCATGGACGTATGGGCAATCCAACCCATAACACCTGCCCAGTAGTACCTTCTGTCGGATGCACATAGTTTTGCATAGTCAGGATTCTTCTCGTCAAACCATTTATTCGACTTTATCATCCTGTCAACATCACCATCGTCTTGGTCTTGACTGAACTCTGCATCGTAGCCATTGAGATGCTTGAGTTGTTCGGTGCTGATATGATTGAACTCTTCCCAGAGCGCATTCATAACTTGGTTGTCGTCGTCGTTGTTGTTTACTGTCCTGACAGCAACAGTCTTCCAGTTAGAAGAGATTACATCAGTTTTGATGTATCCCCATCTCTCGAACAGGGATGCACAGTGTTCCTTCAGCCATTTAACACCCATCATGGCATCCCTGCCAAACTGCCCAGTTACAGCGTATTTGATTGTTACTCGTTTCATTTCTAACTCCATGTTTGGTAGCGGATTCATTTCCGCAGAGCCTTGGGGAAGAATCGAACTTCCCCACTGCACCATGCAAGGCTTATTATATATATATATTAGCCTGTTCTAACAAAACCGAAGTAAAACCTCGGTTGATGGATGAACTCCAATGTGCCTTTGACTCCGTCGCTCTTGCGAATCACCACTACACAAGGTGATGCAAATCCCTGCACTGTAAAGTCCTGCTGCAACTCTTTGGTGTTCCAGACCTGACCATGTTGCTCTTCGAGTTCTTCCCGGTCAGGTGTAAAGTCTTCAAAGCAACGGTTACAGAATTCGTGACCGTTGAATAGCTTTGTATCACCCTTGTCAACTTCTTGGTCACAATTCTCGCAAGTAGTTTTATCGTCGTCAGCCTGAACATAACTCGGAAATTTCCGAGAGTCTACTGTTGGGCATTTCCAGAATCCATCTGCTGTGCCGTCAGTATAGTCCACAAACGTACCGTCAAGGTCATTCCAATACTGCTTTGCCAGTTCATATCCACAACCAGTACACTTCAGGAAATACTCGAAGTTGCTGTTGTCATGGTCTTGATGCCATAGCTCCCAGTTATCGTGGGATTCATAGCCTTCATACTTGCCATATTCATCTTCCAGAGGGAACTTACACCTACATCCCTGACCTGCTTGAGCAGTCACTATTCTGGATACCGCTTTGATTAATGTTCGTTTCATTTTTTACTCCATGATTAGAGCGACTTCATTGTCACTCAGAGGGTAGGGGGAGAATCGAACTCCCCCAGTACCATACTACCCTATTTGGCTTCGTATTCAGTGCCAAGGATGTGGTCACAGGCTTTAGCCGACCTTGACCCAGCCCAGACAATCCAGTCTTCATTTTCGGACAATTTAGACTTCCATCCAGAGATATAACTTGCGCTGTTCTGGATGACTGAACTTCTGTCAATCCCTGCTATGGCGCATAGGAAGGTTGAACCAAGTTCAGCAACCAGTTCTTCCTTGCTGTACTCATGGCTCCCGAAGAAATTGGTTCCAGTAACACCTTCTCTCGCCAATCTGGACTTATGACCAGTCGAGTGAATCAACTCATGGAAGAATGTCGAATAGTATTCCTCGTCAGAGACAAAATACTCTGGCTTGACCATGTGAACTTCGTCAGCAGATGGACGATAGTGACAGCTATCTGCTTGGTCATGGTAGACCTTCGGTGAATCAGGATAATTAGCAATTATCTCGTCACAGGCTTCGACAGGAGTAAAATCCCGAACTTCATCATCGTCCTTGATAGCAGGATAATACTTCTCAGGAAGACCGTCACATTGGTTGGCTGAGAATACGTTGAACGAGAAGAGAGAAGGGAATGGTGTTCTCTTGCCAGTACCCTTACAAGCAGTACAACTATCACCGATGCATCCACTGTTGTCCCAAGATGAACCAGTACAGTCAACTGGTGGATGAAATTTCCAGTAGTGAATAGGAAATGACTTCTCACCCTTCCTGACCTGACCACCAAGTTTCTTAGCCTGACCAAAAGTAAGCCACCAAGGGGATTCATACCCTGCACAGCCCAGAATAGCCAGATTGGTTCCACGATACACCTTCTTGGTCGATACTGACCGAGGTGCATTGGCTTTGCCACCATTCCAAGGCTTTTGCCAAGGAACAATGCCCTGCTCCAGAAAACCAAGGATTCTCTCGGTGATTCTCTTGCAGATTGATTGATATTGTTTTTTGTTCATTTTGAACTCCATGTGTTGGTTAAGACAGGGCAAAAGCCCTGTTTCGAGTATTGAACTCTCGTCAGTTAACCTTCCAGTTTTTCTAATTCATCGACTATCTCTGACTCCCTATTTCCCCATAGTTCTGACTGTTCGTAATCAGAGTCGTAATCAGGGCTGTCTGGGTCTTCGTTGATGTAGTTTTCTTTCTGCACCAAGACTTCTTCTAACTCATTTTGCAAGACAATTCTCCTGAGAACAATATTGACGAATTCATAAGCATATGATTCACCAAGGTGATTACGTCGCTTAATGTCTGCTGTAATATGTGGAATTGTTCTCTCCCTGCCTAATTCAGAGTACAGGGCTGTCCAATGGTCGAGACTGAGAGTAATCAGTTCTTCTATCGACTCGAACTGTCCTTTGATGATGTGTTTTAGTGTTTCCATTTTTAACTCCATGTTGGTTAAGACGGGGAACGAGTCCCCGTTTCGGGCATTCAGCCCTCGTCAGTTAACCTGAAGTAATGCTACCGTCTACAACAGCAACTTTAAACTCGCCAATTTTGATATGTCCATGCCTATCTGTTTTATGGACAACATCACCTTCGGTGATTGCAGGGTCTTCGACTATGACCTTGTCATCTGCAGTCTCAGGAAGAGAATCTATATCGTGGACAAACCGATAATCCCTTGAGCAAACATAACCGACATGATATGTCAGTGAATTGTAATCAGAATGAAAATGCGGTAAGTCCTTCCCTTCTGCCCTCAGTAAACGATTGATATGAAGTATCAGGGTTGGTGGATACAATTCACCATCACTTATGCCATATTCAGCACCATCGTTTGCATCAGAAACCAGAACAACATCCCTTCCTAATGCATCAGTGAAACAACTTCTGTTATGAAGGTTAGCCCTTCTTATCCTCTGACTGAGTCTGGTCAGTTTTTCAGTGTAACTCTCATAGTCCTGTTTTGTCTTGAATTCCATGTCTATTCTCCATGTTAGTGTTTTGTGGGGTAGTTCCCATGCCATATATTACATAGATTACTACTGTTTCCAATAACTTTATTTATAGAAAATGATATAATGATGAAATTAATGCCACCGTCGTGAAAGCATAAATCAGTACCATAATTATGGCAATCTGGCTGAAACTATATATATAAGGATGCAAATCCTGAATGCATTGAAGGGTGCTTGGGGAGAGGTGGGATAAGTGTATACAACTATTGGTCGCTTGTCTTGGTTGGATGTGCATGGCTCAGGGGGGTCTCAGGGGGTCATTTGTATAACTTTTTAGGGAAATTGTTATACAGTCTCTCGTCGAGAGAAGGTTGGATACCCTATTATATGGTCACTCTCGGTCAACATGGCATGGAATCAGGATGGCTCACAGTCGGTGACATGGGTGCGGTAAAATAATAATGTGCCGTCGGTGACCCACCCAGTCGGTGGGGGCGGGGGTCTCGTCATCTATATAGTCAGCATTGTTATATTTCAGGTAAAATAAACGGGTTGACAAAGATTACAGATAGTGTGTAAGATAGAGCATGATAAAATTCATTATTGGTTTCGTTTTAGGCTGTGTCTTCACCTTTTTAGTTTGCGGTATCACCTTAATGATTCGTGACGAGAAGGAGACAAAGAAGAGGAGGCAGCGCATGAATAAGGCAGGAACGCCTTGGAGCCGTAAAATAAGAGAGAGATAAATGGCATTAAATATTAGTGAGATAGTTGAGGTATTCGGTAATGATTCGACATTAAAGGTAGATGGTTACGATGATTGTGTAGTTGGTATAGATGGTGATGGTCGGTTGGTATATGACCGGAGGTTGATGTTAGACAAGTTAGAGAAGGACATGAGTTCTGATGATGCTGAGGAGTTTTTCGAGTATAACATAGCTGGTTCTTATATGGGTGAGATGACTCCGTTGTACATCCATTTATTCAGTAAGGAGGGCAATTTTTGTGAGCATTTAACCACTGAATACCAGCCAGAGGAGAAGGAAAACAACGTACCTGAGTCTTTGAATTGTGTAGATTGCGGTGAGGAGTTAGAGCCACCGGAGCCTGATTGGGATATGGAGCTGCATAACAGCCCATTGGGCATAGGATTTGCACAGAAAGACATAAAGAATGGTTAATTCTGACTGGAAGAATTGGACAAAGGGTTTTCCATACAGTGATGATATAGATGACCCGGATTATATACGGGACAGATTAGAGTTATTCAGGACAAACGGTAACGGATGGTGGTGGAATGCACCGAGCAAGCAGAAGAAGGAGCCAATAAATAAAAGAAGGAGAAGAAGGAAGAATGTTAAAATTTCTAAAGACCAGTGAATTATGCAGCATATTGGGGGTATCTCGTCAGTGTGTATATAAGTGGAGGAATCAGGATAATCCTTTACCTACTGCTATTAATAATACGAATGGTGGTGGTAAGTTAATCAGGTATAAATTAGAAGATGTAATGGAATGGTTAAACAGTAATGGAAAAGAATCAAAAGCCGAAATTTTACGCACAGAAGAGGACTAAGTCTGGCAGGTATATCACGATAGCTGAGGGTGATACCAGACAGGAGTTAATAGAGAATATCAAGTCAGACAGTAACACATACAACAAAAGAGAGAGGAACAGTAATGGCAAAGAGGTACTTTGACACAGACATATGGAAGAAGAGATGGTTTCGCAGTTTATCACCGAGATATAAGAGTGTATGGTGGTATATAATCAGTCAGTGTGACCATGCTGGAATTTTTGAGCCAGATGTAGAGATAATGAGTCTTTTCATAGGTGAGGAATTAGATGAGGGTAAGATACTGGAAGTATTCAAAAATAGGATAGAATACTTAGATAATGGTAAGTGGTTTATACCAAAATTTATCCAATTTCAGTATAATGCAGCTACACCTGAAGAGTTAAATCAAAACAACAGGGTACACAAGTCTGTATACGACAAACTACAGAAATATGGTATAACATTTAGACCCATCGATGAAGCTACCAAGGGTCATAGTAGGGTCATGGATGGTTCATCTAAGGGTCAAGGTAGGGTCAAGCAAGGGTCATCGAAGGTTCATGTAAGGGTCATGCATGAAGCTAAAGATAAAGATAAAGCTATATACAAAGATAAAGATAAAGTAATAATAACTAATAATAATAAAAAAGCAGTATTTAAGATACCAAATGAAAAACAAGTTAAAGAATATTGTAAAGAGCGTGGAAATTCTATTAATGCGAGTCATTTCATTTCATTCTACGAATCCAAGGGTTGGATGATTGGGAAGAACAAGATGAAAGATTGGCAGGCAGCAGTGCGGTCTTGGGAGCAGCAGGAGATAGCTGAACAGAAAAAGGCTGATGAGAGGAAGCCTAAGACGAGAGCATTCATTCAGGAATCAGACAGGAACAGACCCCGTGATTTCTAAGTACAAGTTCCGACCCCACAGCGGTAAGCAGACTGATTTTTTAAAGTCCACTGCTAACTGGATATTTTATGGCGGTGCGAGGGGTGGTGGGAAATCTTTGATGCTGGCATGGAAGGCAGCCCTGATACCGAGGGCATACCACTATGAGCGTATGAGGCGCAAAATTGAGCCTGAAGAAGCGAAAAGGCTGAAAGCCAAGGGTAGGGCTGTTAAAATCGTTGTTGATGCTGTGTCTATTGATTTTCCTGATTATATCGGCATTTTGATGCGTAGGACGTTTCCCCAGCTCGAACGGAACCTGAAGCCTGAATGCGATAAGCTGTATAAGCTCTATAACGCCAACTGGCAGGAAAGGAACAAATGCTATGTCTTCCCTTCTGGAGCCAAGGTTTACTTGGTGCATTGTCAGGACAGAAGGGCTTTGGACAACTACATCGGTGGTAACTACAATTTCATTGGCGTGGATGAAGCGAACCAGTTCCCTGAAGACTGGATTGAAGAGCTTTCCACATCTGCACGGACGGATAACGAACTTCTCCAGCCGCAGGTATGTCTCACATCGAATCCCGGCAATATCGGTCATATATGGCTCAAGCGGAAGTTCATTGACCGCTGCCCGCCAGTCGTTACTGGCAAGCCCAGATACAACGAAGAATTCGATGTCTATCACCAGAACCATAAAGCTGGTGAACCCTTTGTAGACGAAGAAGGAATCAGCTACCATTTTATCCCTGCTACCGTCTTTGATAACCCCACTCTCTTAAAAAATGACCCAAATTATGTAAGAAAACTTAAAAATTTAAACCCAGTGCTTAAGGCTATGTGGCTGGAAGGGAGATGGGATGTTTTTGCTGGAACCTATTTCGATAACTGGAACCCCATGCACCATGTGATTCCCCAGTCGCATTTCCAGTATGGCGTGCATTTCAAGAAGAATACCCACACCCTTTACAGATTCTACGACTATGGCACAAAAGCACCGTTTGTGTGTCTGTTTGCTGCTGTAGACCGTGACCAGAATATGGTTGTATTCGATGAAATAACCGAGACTGGGCTGTCTGCATCCAAGCAGGTTAAGATGGTCAACGAGTACACATGGGAAACTTATAAGCTAAAACCAAATGATTTTGACGACGATATAGCCGACCCTGCCTACTGGACGAAACATTCGGAAAAGGAAGGTGCGCTATACTCGCCAGCAGACTTTTATAGTGATGATGGTATATTTTTGTCGAAGGGAAACAATGACCGCAAGGCAGGAGCCAAGATTGTCTATGAAGGGCTGGAAGTGCCTGACGAAGGTGAGCCAAGGATACGATTCACAGAAAATTGTTTACAATGTATTGAAACATTTCCTAATTTACCATCGGCAGAAAACGACCCCGAAGATATTGATACCAAAGCCGATGACCATCACTACGATGCACTCCGGTACGGTTCATTAAAGGTTCTGCCAAGCCTTGCTATCTATGAAAAACGAAAAAAAGGGTGGCGGTATCGGATTGGTGAAGATAAGTCCGGTGGCAGCACAAGTTGGAAAACAGCATAATGGCTAAAGATTCATACAGCAACGATTCACCTTCCGGGTCACAATATGCGGCAGGAGTCCTGTCCAAACAGGCTGATAAGGTCTTAAAATGCTGGAAATACAGCCGGGACTCATTCGAGAATGCGAGGGAAGAATCCGAGAAAGCGGTGCGGTATATGAATGGCGATACATTTACGTCTGACGAAAGAACCAATGCTACCAAGTATAAGAAGCCGCTGCTTAAGTATAATATTATCACACCCATAATCAGCACCCTTGTGGGGAATGAACAACTCAACCGCAAGACAGCAAAATTTAAGCCCACTACCATCGAGTCTGTCGGTGTGAGCGATATCCTGCAGGGCAGATGGAACGCAATCAACGACGAGCAGGACTTGGAAGATAAGCTGCAAACCGCATTTATTGACGCTCTTTCAACGAAACTTGGCGGCTGGATTCAGCGGAGCTGGGAAGTGAACGAAGAAGGGTATCTGGATTTTAAGTACGATGTATTGAATAATTTCCGTGTGTATGTAGACCCGGAGACACGGGCAAACGACTATGACTTGAAACACTGCCGTTGGCTGGTCAAGGAAGGCTGGGAGCCGCTGGATGTTATATCAGAAAAATACAGCATTGACCCCTACGATGTGAAAGTGGAACGGTCAAAGGCGTGGTATCAGACACTCTCTGAAACAATCCGTCGCATGACCGATAAGACCTACTCATCCAATCTGGAGAACTATGACAAGATAAATGACCGCTATCGGGTGCTTGAGATGCAGGAACGGGTTACCACCAAAATGGTGAATGTATTCGATGGTAATGATTACATGATTCTTCCGAGAAACGAGTACCGTAAGCTGAGAAAAGAGAATCCCAGCCTGATGATGGTCAATGAGTTCAATAAAGACCAGATTCATGTGACAACAATTATACCCTATTTCAAGAACCTTATCGTCAAGGACGACGATATGGAACAGCCCACATCAAATTTTGACTGCTTCCCGGTCTGGAGCTACAACTACAACGTCCAGATAAACGAACAAACATCGCTTGTTGACCACCTGCTTGACATTCAGGACGATGTCAATAAGGCTAAATCTCAGGTCAGGGACTATGTGACCCAGATACTCTCAGGCGGTGTATTTATTGATAAGCGTGAGAAAGAAACAATAAAAGCTCTCAAGGAGAAAGGCAATCAGCCTAACATGGTTTATGAACTGAACAACCCTTCCATAGTACCCCAGAGACTTTCTCCTTCATCACTGCCGCCAGATATCATGCTAAATGCTGAGAACAGCGTTGCATTCGCACAGCGTGTTTCGCTCGTTTCTGAAGCTATGAAAGGTGAGACTGCCCGCAGTGGGGAGTCTGGGGTTCTTTTCGAGCAGAAAGTACAGCGTGCTGCAGCAGCCATTAATCCCTACTTTAAAAATTTAAGCCGACTGAGAAAGGTGCTTGCCAAGGATTTTGTAGACAATTTCAGCCATGTATACTCCGAGATGGACAGGGTCATACGGGTCAAGGAAAACGATGTATTTGCTGAAACGATTATGAATTTAAGCGTTGGCGCACAGGTCTTCAACGATGTGAGAAATCCATCGCTCTATGTAGAGCTTGATGAAGGTGAAAGCAATATCACCCAGAAGGAAGAGAACTTCAACCGTATGGTAGCCCTCGCTAATTTGATAGGCTCCATCAACCCGCAGCTCGTGGATATCAGGACACTTGTGGAGAATGCCCCCATCTCAGGCTCAGACAAATTTGTGGAATATATCGACCAGACTATGCAAATGCAGTCAGAAGCGGCACAGCGTCAGTCGGAACTGGATTCAACCAAACAAACATTGGACAACATGAAAACCGAGCGTGGCATGGTGACCGATGAAGAGAAACTAAGGCTGGAAGCCCAGAAGATTGGGCAGGACAGGGCAAAACAGGGAGCTGAATAATGGCTGGTAGATACGAAAAGTACGCCAAGAAAAAGAAAAAGAAAAAACAGACCGCAAGAGAAAGTATGCCGCATGGTATGTATAAGGTTAAAGTAAAAAAGACAAGAGAAGAAAAATCCCCTAAATACAAAAAATATAAAAAAGTAAAATTACTTAGAAAAAAATCATAAGTGAAGTGGGTGAAAAAGTTAAAACAGCACGAAGTTATAATAGCACTATTATTGACGATAATGCTGTTATTAGCCTTAACCTCAAATGGCTGGGTCAGTTATGCGTTTTGGTCGGTATGCTTGTTTATGGGTATTGGCGTGTGGAAAGCAGACTTGGTGAACTTGAAGATAAGATGCTTGATGCTAATGAGCAGATTGGGGATTTACTTGATAAACATATCGTGGATGAACGGATTGAACGAGAAGAGCTGGCAGAGAAGGTGAATTTCTACGAAAAAGAATTTAATATTAACCCACTCAGTTGGGGAAAACGGAAGAAAAAGAAATAATGCCTTTTAATGATATTATAGATATACCTATTATTCGACCTGAAAAAGTTGTTGAAAATGAATACGAGGGTAGAATACCGTATACAAAGAAAGATGCATTGCGAAATGTATTCAGAGCAAAGAGAAGTAATATAATCAACAAAGGAAAACAAAATGGCAGAAACCCAAAATAGCGAAGTGCAGACAGATACTGCTCTTACACAAGAGCTTCAGCAACTTGAAAATAAATTTGAACCGAAGACAGAAGAACAGGAAGCTAAAGAGCCTACTGTAAATCTTATTGAAAAAGACGGTGAGCTGTATATAAACAGCGAATCGGATGAAGCGGTAGCCGACGCAGACCATGAAAGTGGAGAATCGAGTCAGGAAACTGCAGAGTCAGATGAGTACACCACCGATGGAAATGAACCATCACCGTTCCACGACAAGTCGAAGGATGACCTTGTCAATATGGTTGTGACTGCCCAAAAAATGATTGGGGAACAGTCCAACGAAATTGGCGAACTTCGCAAGCTAACGGCAGAAGACGAGGATTTGTCTGAAACCGAGCTTTTGGAACGACTCTCTGCGAACGATGTTCAGGAAGCCCTTTCTACGGAAAAGGCTAAATTGGATGAAATCGACCCTTATGATGCTGATGCTGTTTCTGAACAGCGCAGCCTTATTCGGGAGATGGAAAACGACCTGATTAACAAACGGACGCAGGAACATCTCGAATCACGGCTGAATGGTCGTGATAATGAAGCGTTTGTTTCTACAATGAAACAACGCCTTAACGACGATGGGATTGAGGTATCTGATGATGAGTTCAATGCTGTCAATGAGCGAGCGAAGGGATACACTGAAAATGGGCTGTTAACCGAGAGAGCCTACCACAAAGCCATGATTGATGAATTTGGGGTAGACAAGGTAGCAAAAAACTACCAGATGTCAGGAGAGCGTAAAGCCAGACAAGACATTCAAAATGCTTCAGCCAAGCAAGTTGAAAAGGTCGATGTTCGTGGTACAGGCAAGAACGCTAAACTTATTCGTGTTGCTGATATGAATAAGAAAGAACTCCGCAGCACTCTCGACAATCTTTCAGTGGATGAACTTCAGAAGCTCTATGGACGGCTTAATAGTTAACTAAAAACACAGGAGATTAACAAATGGAATCCTCACAAACTTGGATTGCAAATGTTGAAATTCTAAACTCTCTGCTCCGCAAAGAAAGTTGGTATAATACTTTTTGGGCTAAGTTCTCCGGTAATGTGGATATCTCACAGGACGATAACGGCAACGCTGTTTACACTCCTTCTGGGAATCCCATTGAAGTCCTGAACGACTATGTCGCTCAGGGTCGGGACAATATGCTCATTCCTTTCCTTTCTGACCTGTCGGGTGCGCCAGTCTATGGTGACACGACACTGAAAGGTACAGGCGAAGACCAAACTATGAAGTGGCTGCGTGCGTACTGTAATCAGTATCGTAAGGCAGTTATGAAAAAGTCTGGTTCTATGAGTGAGCAACGCCAGAAAGTGTTTAAACTGATGGACGAAGCGAGACCGCAACTTGCACGATGGTTTACTAAATGGGAAAATCAGGCAGTATTTCAAGCCTTCTATGAAGGTGTATCGCCTAATCTTTCTACTGGTACTACATCCGATGGTTTAGGTCTTGTACGCAGGTATCATCCAAACTGGTACATCAACGACGGTGCTGTATTAACAACCGTCGGTGCTGAAAAAACTACTAAGATTAATTCAGTCCTTGATGCTGCGATTGGTATGACTGCTGCCGCAGATGCTACTTGTGATACGGCTATGACTGCTGATATTTTACGGGAACTGCGTGTTAAATGTATGTCTCTTAAAATTCCTCAGATGGAAACTGCTGATGGTAACAAGTTCTGGTGCATTGTTATGCATCCAGCACAGCTTGCTTCACTGCAAACTGATACTGACTACGAACAAGCACAGCGATTTGGCTATATGGGTTCAGGCGGTTCTAAAATGCCTCAACTCACTGGAATGGCTGGATACTATGCTGGTTTCTGTATCTTTGAAGATATTGTCGGAATCCGTGAATGGGACGAAGCTGGTTACTTTTTTGGTGCTACCGTTGCGAAACGGTTTGACGACTCTGCCGTAACATTGGCATCTGGAACCACAAGGGTTCGTAATGCTATTGTATTCGGTAAAGGCGCAATGGGTAAAGCTGTTGCTGATGACCTTCACTTCACTTCTGAAGTGGATGACCATGCCAACACCATCGAACTCGGTGGTGCGGTAATCAACGGCTATAACCGTGCTGACTTTTTTGCTGAGGATGATGCTCTTGAATCAAGTGGCGATGCGTTCTATAAGAACCAATCTGCCGCTGCTGATGCAGCCGCATTGTCTTGTGTTAACCAAAGTTCCCTTATTTTGGGGACTCTTGATTAATAGGAGATAAATAATGGCTAAAAGTTCACAGATGTTTCAAAATGCATACGGTGATGAGACTATTTACATCACTTCATCTGATAATTACGACTACAGTCAAGAATCTTGGCGTGGTGGAGATAAGAATATTCTGGTAAATGTTGCAATGGCAAGTGCTAAGTACATACGGCTTCCTGAAGCAACGACATCGAATAAAGGTTTACACATCAAAGTCATCTATGGGCTGGCTCCCTCAGCAGCTACATATGTTGGTTTTGTAACAAGTGTAATCGTCGGTGGAGCAACTTCAATATCTGACGCTACTGAAGGTGCTTGTACTGCTGCCCCAGCACTTAAATCAAGTGCTTCAGGCACTTCTAACCTTCGAGTAGAACTGGATGTTGACGCTGCTGCTAAAGCAGGCGGTCACCCCGGTACTGTACTGGAATTTTGGTATCCCGGTGTAGCAAATGTTGTAATGTATCGTGGTTCACTAATTGGTGATGTCGATACTCCAACATTAGCAAGCCACTTTTCAACTACTGCAGTTAATGCGTAATTTCGATAATCTGAAACTGGGGAGGTAATAGCCCCATATAAGGATTGACTCAAACATTTTGTGTTGAGTATGTTAAGGGGGGCTTTTTAGCCCCCCTAATCATTTAACAGAGTGTTCACGGTCTACCAGACCTTTAAACTCGACTCAAGGAGTGAATAAATGGCAAATATAAATAAATCCCCCAAGCTACATAATTATTCTGTTCAAGAAAATCTTTCTGCCAGTTTTACTGTAGAATATATTACATCAGCAGATGCAACACCTTCTGGTACATTTGCAACAGGGGCTAATGGTGTCCCAAGAGGTGTGGTGGTTGCTGCAGAAATCGGTGGTAGTGGAGACCTTACCATAACATTTGGTGATGATTCTACATCAACAATGACAAACGCTCAGGCAAAAAATATTTTTTTAAAAGGTGCAATTCTTCCATTGGCAATCAAAAAGTGGCAGTTTGATTCTGCTGAGACTGCCTTTGCTTTAATGGCAATGTTCTAAGGAGTAGATTATGAAATTCGTAAGTGCGGCACATTTAACTGGTGGCGGTACAATAGGTGGCGACCTGACCATTTCAGGTGATTTAACTGTATCTGGTAGTGGAGGTTACGCATATTCAGAAGTCATAACTGGAGATATGGCAATTTCATCAGCGGCTACTTCTGATATTATTACAATTACTGCACATACAGCAGATGTTAATGCCTCAAATCTTACTTTACAAAAAAGTAGGCACGCTGATGTTGGGGGGCAAACTGTTGTACAGGATAATGATAGTGTAGGTGCTGTTAATTTTAAGGGTAATGACGGGGATGCTTATATTGAAACTGCAAGAATTAAAGCAAAGATAGATGGAACTGTAGGTAATAATAGTATGCCGGGAGAACTCGGATTTTTTACAACTGCCGCCAGTGGGTCTTCTGCAACAGAAAGAATGACTATTAAATCCGCAGGCAATGTGGGAATTGGAACTGCGTCTCCAAGTGATTATTATGAGGACTATGATGATTTTGTAATTAAGGGTTCTGCACATACAGGAATGACAATAGTTGGTGGTACTTCACATCGCACTTCAATTGCTTTCTCCGATGGTACGTCAGGCGGTGCAAGATATGAGTCTGAACTTATATATAATCATAGCACTAATGTATTTAGTATTGGAACGGCAGGGTCTGGTCGTTTATTTGTCGATTATTCAGGCAATGTGGGAATTGGATTGGCTCCTGCTGTTAGTGGTACTCCATCATTATGTATTGAAGGTACGGCTCCTGTTTTTACTCTGAGAGATTCATCATCTTCTGCTCAAGCTACTCAGTTTTTTAGAACTCATTTAGATGCTGGTATTGTTTATAATATGTATGATGATGGTGGAACTTATAGAATTGGACACGCTGATGATGTAGATGGAGTGAATTACGCATCAAATTTTGTTCTCGATGTCAACTCCCGAATCTCTCTGTCGAATAATGATAGTAGTGGTGGAGCATCTACTACTATATTTGGGTATCAGGCTGGTAATGCGATAGCAAGCGGTGGGGCATACAACACTATTATGGGGCATAATGCGGCTCTGTTATTGTCTACTGGGGAGAAAAATTGTGTATTTGGATATACAGCTTTAGACGGAGCTTCAACTGAAGCAGATGATAATGTCGCAATAGGCTATAATGCTATGGGTGGTGATATTGGAACAGAACAAGTAAATGACTGTGTTGCTATTGGTAGTGGTGCTTTAGCTGGTGCATTAGATAGTACAAATGGAGAAGATGAGGCTTCTGGTACAGTAGCTATTGGAAAAACTGCTCTAAGTGTACTTACTACGGGGTATGGTAATATTGCTGTAGGATTTCGTTCCTTGGCAAATATTACAACTGGAACTCACAATCTTATGATTGGTGTTGATGCCGCTATAGCTGCTAATGATACCGATTTCAGTTATAATGTCGGTGTTGGTAATTATGTTTTTGATGGAGCTTTGTCAGGTGTTGATGCTCAATATAATGTTGCGGTTGGTCATGCGGCAATGTCTGATGCATTAACTAACACGGCTCACGAGAATACGGCAGTGGGTTATAATGCATTATTGACTCTTGCCTCAGGGGAAAGTAATACTTGTATTGGCTCAACTTCCGGTGACGCAATTGTATCGGGGTCAAATAATACAGCCGTTGGAAAAGCGGCTCTCACAACTTCTAATGGCGACCACAATAATGTCGCTATTGGTTTTGATGCTTCAAATTCAACATGGGGTTCAAGTAATGTATCTATAGGTAAAGATGCTCTTAAAGGAGCGACATTTACTGAAGGTGGTGGCTCATACAATGACGACCCAACTATTACTCATACCTCTGATGCAAGAATAATTGCAGGGTTGGGTGTTACTGGGACTGGAATACCAGATGGTGCTTATATATCTTCTATTACCGATGGCACTCATTTTGAATTAAGTGCTTCTACTACTGGAGGCTCTCTATCCAGTCAAACTCTTACATTTTATAGTCGGTCAGAAGGCACAGTAGCTATTGGGGCAGATGCTCTCACAGCACTCACAACTGGTGCTAAGAATACGGCTGTGGGTTATTCGGCTTTATCGGGATTAACAACTGGAGCAAATAATATCGCAATAGGATATGAAGCCGCTGATGCTATGGTTGGTGGTGAAACAGACAATATCGCTATTGGCTATGGTGCAATGGGGGCGATGGATGAAGATAATGAATCCATTGATAATAATATCGCCATTGGTACTGATGCTATGAAGGGTGGTGATTTAGCAGATACAAGTAGGGATTATGAAAATAATATTGCTATTGGCTATCAATCAATGGATGGAACTGGTGTTGTTGGAGGTTCAGACAATGTATTTATAGGTCTTGCGTCTGGTGGTGGCACATGGACAGGTGCGGCTTCCTATTACAATGTAGGCATTGGAAATAGCGTAATGGATGCCGCTATGGCTGGGGCATTGCATAATGTTGCTGTAGGCTATAATGCTTTAACTGCTCTCACATCGGGTGACTCAAACGTCTGTGTGGGTAGTAGTGCCGGGGTATCAATTAGTACGGCTATTGAGAATGTTGCTATCGGACAAAATGCGTTGGCTACATCCGCAAGTGGACATTATAATGTTGCTGTTGGATATTATGCATTGGCAAGTATAGGAGGACCAAGTAATACAGCTATCGGGTATCAATCTCTTAGAGCACTTAGTTCTGGAGCAAATAATATAGCAGTTGGAAAGAATTCGGCTTTTTATTATGGAAGTGGTACAAGTAATCAACTCGCTACTTCATCCAGCGGTGTTTATCTTGGTGATGATTGTCGTGCCAATGCAGATAGTATGACAAACGAAATTGTTATTGGTACTAATGCTATTGGTAACGGTTCAAACACAGCTACAATCGGTGATGATGGCGTAACTGATGTGTATATGTCAGAGGATAGTGGGGCTACTGTTCATGCTGGTGGAGCAACTCTTGTTGCCGCTCTTGGGGCAGAAAAAGTTACAAACGGTACTTTTACAGGTAATGATACTGGATGGACAGTTACATCTGGGTGGGCATACAGTAGTAATACAATGCTCAAAAATGGAGATGGTACTACGACTTTATCTCAGGATACAACAGAAGTAGCCGCTGAAATTTATAAAGTAGAATATACCATTAGTAGCCATTCAGTAGGGTCGGTAACTGTTTCAATAGGGGGTGTAAGTGGTGAGACACGATACGGAGATGGCACTTATGTAGACTATATTCTTGCAACTGGAACAGGAAACTTAACTTTTACACCATCTAATACATCAAGATTCACATTGGATACTGTATCAGCTAAAAAGGTAGGGAAAGGAGCGGCAGACCAAATTAATACATGGTCAGCCGATACATTTGGTACCGCTGGAAAGGCTGGATTACATATTATGGCTGAAGATGGCACTATGCACGTTATTGGAAACAATGTTGGTATTGGCACTACGGAACCCGATTATGAGCTTCATACATTTAAGGCAAGTGGTGATGCAAGAAATTATATCCAGTCTGGTGATGCTAACGATGCACAAACTCAATATGCTAATACGGCAACAACTTATTCGTCTGGTATTCAATCAACAAACTATGTTATTGCTCGACACGGTGATTTAGCTAATACTAGCTATCAACGAATAGTTATTGATTCAGACGGTGCGGTTAAAATGCCAGTTCAACCAGCATTTTTGGTAAAACCAGCAAGTTCTCAAGATGATATATCTACTGGTGGTGTAACGATTGTTTTTGGAACAGAAGTATTTGACCAAGGTGCTGATTTTGCTTCTAACGCATTTACCGCACCAGTAACAGGAAGATATCAGTTAAGTTGGAATATTTATCTAACTAATGTAGATGCAGCGGCATCTTATATTGCTATCAATTTAATAACCAGTAACGAAACGTATCCGTCTGTTTTTGACCCTGATTTTGGTCAAGACGCAGTTTATTGGACTATATCTGGTGGTCTTTTAGTAGATATGGATGCAAGTGATACAGCTTATTTAGCATTCGAACAAAATGCTGGTTCAGCACAA